CCATCAATTTTACCAGACAAAGCAATGTTCAATGCTGGAATTTGCGTTTGAATCACGTCCTTTTCGTTGAAATACTTAGATTTCGAAAGAACAGAAATATCTTTAATAGTGCTGTTCTTTTTAATTTTGTCCATTAAGCTCATACTATACCTCTCAACCAAAAAAATCTTCTAAACTATTTTGCTTTTCCAAAGACCAACCTATTGTATTTACAATAGCTCCCAACGGCTCCAAAAAAACTTTTTCAAACATAAAATTATAGTCTATAAATCGATGTAAGTCAAGTTCTTTAGGTAATTTTTCCGGATATGCTATGACGTTCTCTTTCAAATGGTTTGGAGTCTTCAAATAACAAAATTTAATTTTGTCGCCGTCTTTTATATATTCATATTCAGAGTCTAGGTTTTTATCCCCCAAGAGTTTATTGAATAATATAGAACCTCTTACGTGTATTGGAGTACCTTTTTTATAAATGGTAGTAGAGTCTGTATATTTGTGCAGACCATTAACTCCTCTAGGAAAAGAAATGTCTTCAACAAGCAACCTATTAAAATCAGATCGAAATAGTTCTATTCGTTTTTGTAATGTTTCTTCATCATTATCTAGAATTATCTTTACGCATTCTTTTAGGACGGACCTTACTATAGAAGGAGTAGAAGATTTGACTATTTCCAACCCAGTAACTTTAATTTTTGGCTCAGAATACACCACACCTTCGTTAGAATATACGTTCAGCGCATATCGCTTTTTGGCGACAAACACCCCAGAAGAACAAATTTTCTCTAGTTTATAAGAAATGGAATTTCTAAAAGAATTGACATATTCTCCCAAATTCGAGCAAAAAAGGTCCACTTCTGGTTGAATCTTTTTTGTAATCGACTTATTAAGGAATTCTACTATTTCTTTATTAGAATAATTACTCGGACAAACCTTTTCAACTAACTTCTCAAGAGAAATTAAGATAGAATCAGTATCCATGTATATACAATAATCCTTATTTGATTTCAACAAAGAATTAAGGTATTGATTTGTACGATTTGCAACCCAACGGTTAGATAACTGACCCTCAAGGGTGATACCCTCAGCCATCCTTACATCAAACAACCTGAAATACTTAGTCCCCAAACATCCATATAAACTATTCAAACAAAGTTTTTTTGAATTTTGGAGATTATCATATCTAGAAGATTCGTAAGAAAGTTGTTCAAGTTTCCGTTTTAATTCTTCTGTAGGGGTTTTCTTATACAAAGAAGAAACTTCCTCATATTCTTTTTGAGCAGACAACATTTTCTTTTTATAACTTTGCCTAGCAGCAAACATTTTTTCAACCATCTCAGGAAGAAAACCTTTCTGGTCTGTCCTAAAGAACTGACCGTTAGGGGTTATAGTTACATTATCTTCTTTTAATTTTTCCAAATTGATAGATTCAGAAAGGATAGAATCAACATTTACACCTTTTGAAATAATATTCCTCATATTTTCAGTGTAATCTTGTGGTTCTACTAGAGTTTCTGGAGAAACGTTCTTACCCATAATAATTGAAGGATATAGAGAAGTAGCATCCAAAGAAACCACCCATTTATGTATACCTGTAAGGGGAGGTTTTACATAAGCTCCTTCATACGGTTCATAGTCTTTCGCTTCCATTTGAGGGACTTGAATACCCTTTTTCTTTAGATAATCGTAAACTAGAGCATCCCACATTCTAGTTTGAGTGAAAATGTCTTCTGGATTCGTCTTAGAATCGTAAGATAAAGTTAATCCCATTTCAAATAACTTACACTTTTTATCAAGGAGTTCTATAAGGTTTACGTCTTGTATATTGTACTCGTAAAACTTTTGTTTGTCTTCAACATAAAGTTTATGAAGCGAACCATCATATTCCAACTTGTTTTCGCCAATTTCGGTTTCTGCTATAAAATCCAAACGATAAGATTCCCTTGAATTTCCGCCTGGTTGGAACTTTTTATACAATTCTAAATAATCTATAGAAGAAACCCCAGCAATAGTGTATGTTACTTCTTCTTCATAACCATTAAATTTAGTATTGAACTTTTTGGACCGCTTTTCGTTAATAAACCCCCAAGGCGATAATTTTCTTGTTTCTGGTTCTCCAAGAATTTTATACATTCTGTTAATCATGTAAGGAATGTCAAATCCATTACTATTCCAACCAGAAACTAAGTTTGGATGGTTTATTGTCCAAATTTCAATAAACTTCTTTAACAAGGTCCATTCGTCTTTACATTTGATATATACAACATTATCAGGAGCATTAAATTCGTCGTAACCCAATAGATAAAACTTTTCTTCGCCAAAGAACTTAAAAGCAATAGAAATTATAGGTTGAAACGGATCTTGAGGAGAAGCAAAACCGCCAGCATCTGGATCAGAATTAACTTCAATATCGAACATTGCTATCCTTACTTTCGAGAAGTCCCATTCAACGTCGTTTGGGAATAAGTCAGATATCAAACAATATTCATATTTGGTATTACCATAAACCTTAAAATTCTCGACATTTTCGTATTCTTTAATGAATTCTTTAGACTTTTTTATAGAAGGAAAATTGATTTTCTTTAAGTTTTCTCCATACAAAGTATGGTATGGAGAATTTTCAGAAGTTGGTACATATAACGAAGGTTTGTAAGGAATCTTCATTTGGATTGGTTTACCATTCTTTATTCCTCTATAAAGAATATTATCACCAAATACCTTTGCGTTTAAATAGAAATCCATAATCAATTTAAAATAATATCTTTTGGTGGAACAACAATACCAGAACCAAAAACTGAATTATATTGATTTAAAAAGTCTTCTGCTATATCGCAAGTAAAAACTACATGAGAAAGTTTCACAGAAACCTCTTTATCGTTGCTCATCAATGGGAATGGCATAAACCCGAAACTAGGTTGTCCTCCGCTCCTTGAAGGTATCGCCATCAATTGTACTGGATTTTTTAGTAGAGCAGTTTCACCATTAACGATAAAATCGCAAACAATATCTTCTCCAGTAACCAACCTTACAGACCGTATATTACTCATAATTTACTCCTTAGAAATTTTTACGGACAAAGGGACTTCTTTTTTTGTTGGTATTACTACTACCTTATCCCCCAAATCTCCTTTTAATTTAAACTTAATGTAATCCAAATACTTTTCAGATTCTTCTGATACATCAGCAATTTCAGCATATACTAATACTTTATCATTTTCTGATTTTCTCAGAACTTCAAAATTCAAACCGCTATAAGCAACCAATACAGCATTACCTTTATCCTGTATATATTTAACAAACCCATCGTTTCGGACTGATGACAATCTACTCAAAGACTCTTCTTCACTCAAACCAATAGTATCAACCTTAATAATAAGGATATCTTCCGGTTTAAGGTTCAATTTTTCAAAACCAACACTATATTTTTCTTCCATCATAACACCCGTTCTACTTTAATTCCACATTTTTCTAAAAACTTTAGACCGGAAGGATCTCTATATTCTTGAGAATAATATACTTCTTTTATGCCAGAAGAATATATACCCTTTGAACATTGAATACAAGGAGAATGTGTTATAAACATAACAGCACCAAACCCAGATTCAGAACTTTTTGCCAATTTAGATATGGCATTCATCTCAGCATGAATTGTTTCGTCTTTTGTTTTTAAAGAACCGTCTTCTAGTACATATTCCGCAACATTATCAAACCCAGAAGGAGTTCCATTATATCCAATAGAAATAATTCTGTCTTCTTTAACTATTATGGAACCAACTTTTAATTTTTCAGCATAAGACAATAAAGCGGTTCTTTTAGCTACATCCATATAATATTTAATAAACTTATCTTTCATCAAAGAAGTTATCCCACCTATTCTTAGGGTTAAGACCGTTAGCGCAATGAATAAAATATTGCAAATCTTCCGCAATATCTTGGATATACTTTTTTGGTGTTGATTCTTTATTTGCAATAATTGAAAGAACTTCAGAAGCGATTTTATAGAAAGCAATATCGTCTTTTGCTATTTCAAATTCTGCGCTATAATCAGAGTCTAAACATTCCATCCTATCATAAGCAATTTTTCTTCCTTCGCTCTTGATGAATTTATCGTGATTACACCTAAATGCCCAACCGCACCTAACGAAAGTTTTATCTTCTTTATCAACCAAATCGGAAACAATAGTTATATCCCTCTTTTTCCAATCGTTGCGTACATACAAATACTTACATTTTGACATTTTAACCTCACTCATTTGAAATTTTAGACATCATTTCTTTCAGCATATAATGCAAAGTTTTATCCGAAGGTAATTTTTTCACCCCAATAAAAACCTTTCCATCAATAACCTTTTCTGGAAAATCTTTAGAAGTATAATACAAGTCGGAATTTATCTTACTTTTCACCTTTACCAAAGGCGCTGGATTTCTTTTCATTTTCGACATAAAACCCTCCAAAAAATATATTATAATAAAAATATCAGAAAAAGTAAAGGGGGTTAAAAACCCCCTTTAATATCATTTAGATTTTTCTATCAAAAGGGTTTTGTCACATCCAATTGGAATTTTTTTTGGTTTCTTTTCTTCTGGAATTACATTTTCAATTTGAATCTTCAAAATTCCATTAACAATATCTGCCGAACGAACAACAGACAAATCGCTTAATGTATAAACGTGCTTGAAGTCTCTATTTGCTAGACCATGATGTAAATATACTGGTTCTACTTCTGGTTTTTTAGCGACACCAAAAACAATAAGTTTATTTTGAGAAGTTTCCACCCCAATATCATCAGCAGAAAAACCAGCTACAGCAATTTGTATTTCGTAGTTGTATTCGTCTAGTTTTAGGATAGAATAAGGGGGATAAGAGGGCGCTTTTGTGTTACCAAAAAGCTTGTCCATTTCTTCCATTGTTGAAAATAACCGATCAAATCCAACGGTCATCGGAAGAATATTTTTACCATATGCGTAAGTCATAGTTTTCTCCTTTTAAAAAAGCAAGAGTTAATAAAATTTGCTTCCCCGAAGGCAAAGCAATTGCTGGTTCCGCCGCCAGCATCCCTTTTTCGTATGGATCGGTTACATTATACGCTTTCTTTTATTTTAATTCGCTTTAAGCCCCGAACATTTTTATTTATATAACCTAATTAACTTTTCTAGAACCTATAGAATATTTATGTTCTAACTTCCAATCAAATTTCTCTTTATGCGACAAAACTTTTATTTGGCTCATATCTAAAACTTTATCGCCTATAATGCTGTTACCAATAACTTTTACTAAATCCCAATCTTGGAGTAATAAAGTTATAGTATTCCTTCTAGCTATATCCGTTTCAGAAATGTCTGAAGTTCTTCCATCCAACATAAAAAGTTCTTTAAAATGGAGAATATGATAAAACCCCTGTTTATGTAAAATGTGACAACTTTGCCACAAAGTTTTTTCTTTTCTTGATGCAATACCTATTCTAGTTAGAGTTTCTCGAACTTTTAGAAAAGATTCTTCATCAGATAACTTTACAGGAACTCCATACCCTTTAAATAATTCCATAGACATAAAATAATTCTCCAAAATTGATATATGTAGAATTATTTATTATTTTTGAACCTTCCGCCTTTATCCAACTTTTCTGTAATATACTCCAAATCAGATTTAGATAATAGCGGAAAAACTTGTTCTGCTTGTTTGGTAGAATAAGAATAATACTCTTTAATTAATTGTATATCTTTGGACTCGTTATACTTCATCCATTTCTGATATTTCCTCTTATATTTTCTTATAGAATGAAATAGATAATCGTATTGCAACTTTTTATCTAAAAAATGTCTCCTATTCATTTCGTTAGCATAAAGAATTGTGTCTATATGCGCCGAAAGGGATTTATTCACCATAAATCCCGAATAAACCTTTTCGTCTTCTTCATTTGTCAATTGGTATTCTTTACTTTCAAGAATTGAAGGAATTATTTCTTTGAATAGATCTTTATTTTGCATTTTATTTTCTCATTATATATAAATAAATAAATAAATGTAGGTCGCGATATAACCAGTATCCACCTACTCTAAATCTTAAACTTTAACATAGGAGACTCAGCATGAGTATTTATATTCCATCTTCTAAGTTCATAAGAAATAAAAATCTCAGATGAACTCGCATTCCATCATAACTTCTACCATAAACGCAAGAAGGTTAATTTCTTGATCGCTACAAAAACCGGATTGATATTGATATTTCGCAATAACCAAAACCATTTGGGGGATGGATTGAGGCTTTAGAAAATCATACATACCATCATATATTTTTCTATAGATTGAAACTGGATCGTTATGTACGTTATTGACTACCCATTCTCTAACTTTACCGAAATCCTTTTCTTTAAGACTTTTAATTAGGTCTTTTAGTTGAATTTCTCCGACTTGAGATAATATCCCCGCGTCGATTTGTCCATTTACGGAATATCTTTGTAGTTCGTTTAATACCCTTCTGTTATCAGGATACCATTTTGTGATAAAAGAAGCAACAGATTCTTTATCGTATGCAACATTTTCGTTATCTAAAATTTCACAAACACGTTTAAAGAATTGTGTAATTAACTTTTTCTTTTCTGTTTTATTGATTACAAAATTAACAACAGCACATCTTGAGTGGATGGGTTGGATAATCTTATTTGCGTAATTACAAGTTAAAATAAAAGTACAATTCTTAGAAAAAGTCTCTAAAAAATTTCTAAATGCAGATTGAAAGTTATTTGTTGCAGCATCAAACTCGTCTAAGATTACTACCTTACGCCCACCAGAAAGAGAAACTGAAGAAGCGTAATTGGATATCTTATTTCTAAGAGTGTCAATACCATTTTCATCAGAAGCGTTAATGAACAAATAATCACAACCAACTTCATTGCACAACGCTTTTGCTACTGTAGTTTTACCCGTCCCAGCACCCCCAACCAACAATAGGTTGGGGATTTCTTTACGATCCACATAAGTTTGGAAAGTTTTCTTAATACCATCAGGAAGAATACAATCGTCAATGTTAGTTGGGCGATACTTTTCTACAAACAAAAACTGTTCGTTACTCATCATATAAATTTCACTCTCAAAAAAGATTAAACCAAATCTTCTACTTTCTTCACAATACCTTCGTATAACGCTTCAAATTCTTCTTGTTCTGCGATAACTTCGCTGTAATTTCTCTTATGATACGTTGTTGCCATTTTGCGGATCAACTTCTTTGGAATCTTCAATTCTTCATAAAGATGATTAATCAATTCCTTCATAGTATCTCTTTGTGCTTCTTGCATCGTCATCACGTCGCTCATTTCGCGCAAACCTTTCTTTAAAGTATCTAATTCGGATTCAGTAAATGTCCCAAAAGCAGAAACAATAGTTGTACTCATAATATAATACCCTCGAATTAATTGTAAGAAGAAGAAGTTTCCAAAGTTACAAAATATACCAAACCCTTATTAGGATCGTTAAATTTCGCAATACCCTTTGATGAAATTTCTACGTTGTAGTTTCCAGGCATCATTTTAAGGTTTTCAGTCTTAAAAATCAGCTTAAAACTTTTGCCGCCAGAATCAACGCCATTAAGTTCTAAGTTTTGTGTTGATGCAGAATCGTCGTTTGCATCAAAAGTAAGCAAACTCACTACAGTTCCATCGCTAACCACAGCGACATGAGGGGAACCAAGGACGTTAGCAGAACGAAGAATCCAATTAAAATCCTCTTCCGAAAACGAAAACTCAACGTCCACCGAAGGCAAGTTGGGTCTTTTGTCTGGAGCTACAACAATCATAGAAGGATCAGTAAAGCGATACTTGACCTTAGAACGACCACCAACACCCTTTACAACAACATGTTTATCATCAAATTCTAATTCCGCTCCATCTTTGAAAAGAGAAATAACCGAAAGAAAGTTATTCAAATCGTAAATTCCAAAATCTTGAGGAATGGTTTCTGATATTTGAGCATCAGCTAGAATATTTTTCTGCGGGGATACCGTAGAAAGTATACTTCCTTGTTTAAAGAAAATACCAGTATTGATAGACGAAAAGTTCTTCAATACAGTTAAAGTTTCATTAGATAATTTCATTTTTTACCTCTATACATAATTTAAATTTCAACGACCAACGCTTTTGTAAGCACTTGTAGATACTACTGACGAAATTTCTGTTTCTTCCTCCCACATTTCTATTCTTCTGTTTAAAGAAACAATTGCTTCTTTAACATCTTTTTGGAGATCTTTATGACCTCGATTTCCAGCAACCAACAATTTCTTTACAGCATGCTGAATTGCTGGATCGACGACTTCAAAAAGTTCCAAAACCCTATAAACGTCAATATATTCGTATGGAACTTTTTTATAATAATGATTGTATTCTTTATCCATTATACCACTAATATCAAATAAAGTAAATTACAATTCGCCCAAATTTTGAGCAATGGCTGGGAGATTGCCAGTGAAGATGTAACTTCCAACATGAGACAAACTCATCCAAGGACATAACCAAACTTCAATACCAATTTTCCGACATTGCTGACAGAAATAATAATCTTCGGACAAATATCTCTTAGTATCTTCGTCGATATGACAATCGAAAAATGCAGTAATTTCTCTAGAACCATCAAAATTTGCTTGACCCACATGATCCGGACGATACTTTTGCTGCGGATAAGCGTCTTCAAATTTCTTTAAAGCTTCTCTAGAAATCATCATAAAGCCTGTTCCAGTTTCTAAAACCGATAAAGGTTCTGTAATAGAAAATTTATTAGTACCTTTTGCTGGATTAAATACCATTGAACCCGTCAACTTAGAATATTCTTCTACAGGAAGGTTTGGATTCTTTTTAATCGCTTTGTGTAGTTGACCCCATTCAATACTCTTTTTTGGATACGGACCACCAATAATTTCCTTATCTAAAGCAAGCATTGCTACAATATCTTGAGGGTTAAACGCAACATCAGCATCGATGAACATGAGGTGCGTACAATCAGAACGATTATAAAATTCGTCTGTTAGATAATTTCTTGCCCTTTGAATAAGGGATTCATTAAATAGAAAACTGAATTTGACTTCTACCCCATAATTACCCATTAACGCTTGCAAATCGAGCATAGATTTTGCTGTCATACCACAACACATACCGCCATACATTGGCATAGCAACGAACAATTTCTTTTTTGATAATTCTTCTCTAGAAATTTTAATTTCCATAATTTACCTCATTATTATTAAATTTTTTCACCAACCAAAAACCCACGCAACCTTACAAACCTAGGAAACCTTAAAGAATAAGTTCCTTCTTGATTTTGAGTTATTGCATCACATTTAATTTCTGCAATTTTGCCGATGATTTGAGTTTTATTGCTCCAATATTGGATTCTTTCTTCGTCTGTCAACCCAGACCCAACATTCACAAATATCTCTTTATTTCCGTCAAACCCTCTACAGATTAATGCTCCCAACATTCCTTCATATTTATCTTTCCCTTCTTCCAACCCTATAACTTCTAAGTCTACTGTCATTACAGGTTTAAGTTTTAACCAAGCGGTAGACCTCTTACATTCATACGGAGCTTGGGGGTCTTTGATCATTATACCCTCATAACCTTCTTCAATCGCCTTCCTATTGATTTCTTCAAAATGGGTCTTTCCAATTTCTGTATCTAAGTCTACAATTTCATATTGTAATACCTTTACGTTAGAAAGTAAAGTTCTGTTAGTATCATACCATTTATGTAAATTTTCCGTTCTGTATATTTGTTTCTCCAAACGAACGCCAAATATAAAATCAGATAACGGGATCATATCGAAAATATAAAGATTGGCGTCAGAAGTATTTACGTTTTCTTTTCTATAGAATTGCGTCATCAAATCTTGAAAAGAAGAAGACATAATTTCTCCATCAAAAACCATAGGTTCACTAACAGTTTTTGCAACCAAAGAAAATTGATCTTTTATCAAATTAAAATTTAATATTTCTTTTCCGTTCCTTGAAAATTGTTGTACCCTTCCGTCAGGATAGACTAGAGTTAATACTCTAGAACCGTCCAATTTACATTCTATGATTTTTTTACCGAAAAGTTTTGAATCGTGCTGTTTTGAATCAAACGCTAGTTGACAAGAAAATACAGGAACTTTATACTTTTCGACCTTAACCTTTTTCGCACAATTATTGATAGTGGTTTCCGAAACGCCACATTTCAAATCTTTCAACAAGATCCTACGATACCAATTATTCCAAGTATGATGAGAAGTTTTATTACAAATCTCTAATAAAAGATCTTTTGCAGCATTTCCAGTAATTTCTCTTTTAATTAGTTTTTCTATATAAAGTTCAAATTCTGAAAACTTTATATGATCTACATCTACCTCTGATTCATCTTTATATGGAATAGTTTTTTCATTTACTCCAAATGTGATTAACCTATCGCAAGCGTATTTAACGCCGTTAAAAAATTCAACGTTATCAGCAGCCATTTCTCTAATAATAACAGACTCTTTAAATAATCTGCTATTGTCAGATTCCAATTCAATAATAATATCTGCAGGGGTTTTCAATTAAAATCTCCTAGACCCAACTAACTCTTTCGCAAAACTTTTGATTTTCTTTTCTCTACCCCTTTTCGCCATCTTTAGCGCAAGAGGTTTTGCGACCATATCAAAAGTTACACCGTTTAAATGATCCAATTCATGCAAGACTACCCTTGCAGAAATGCCGTCCAATTTCAAATTTACATAATCTCCAACCTCATTTTGGAATTTAACAACCAAACTCTTAGGTCTGGTTATACTCAAAAACAAAAAGGGAAATGACAAACAACCCTCTTCCAAATGAACCTTTTCTTCAGAAACTTCAACCAGTTCTGGGTTATACATTGCGAAATAATTATCACCAGCCCCCATAACTAATACCCTATGGGGTAAACCGCATTGAGGTGCTGCTAGACCGAATGCCCTATTAACCTTTAAAGTTTCAATAAGACGACCAGTCAATTCTTTCGTATCAATCCCAGAAGAAAAATCAAACTTCGGAGTTTTTTGTTTTAAAACGGGGTTGTCTTCAACAACCAACTCAAACCTCTCGTAAACGATCTTTTCTGCTGTTGGCAACGACGTGTTTATTGTAATCATTTCGCTCATAGAGTATTTTACCTCATTTCTTGCATTCTAGTAAAGTTTTTCTTTTTTTCAAATTTTAACGTCCTATCGAACTTGTCTCCTAATTGATCTCCCCTATGAGAAATAACAACTATATTTGTATTATTATCCAAAGAATCTATTAGATCAAAAAATTGATCTGCCCCTTCCAAATCCAAAGAACCATCTAATATTTCATCCATGATTAAAAGATTGGTATTAACAGAATTTTTCATTTTGGCTATTTGGCGAAAAGAAAATAATATTGAAAGATCTATTCTTAGTTTTTCTCCTTCAGAAAAGTTCTCATATTTAAATTCGTCCCTATATCTACTTTTGATAACCTCTTCAAAATTTTCATTAATGTTAAAATTAACAAAAAAGTTGAGTTTTGATAGATAAGTGTTTATCAGTTTATTCATTATAGGAAGGTATTGTTTAATGATCCTAGTCTTAATACCTCCATCTTTAAGCAAAACCGAAGAAAAATCGTAGTATCTTTTAGTTTCTGTTAATTCTTCTTTAACAACCTCATATTTAGATAGTTCTCCAAACAAAGAATTTAACCTTTCATTATTTTCTTCGAAATTATCAAAAGTTTCTGAAATTTGATTTATTTGTACTAATTCTTTTTTGATGTAATTTTGAATGGCTATAATAGAAGCATTTATCCTAACAATTTCAGATTGATGCTCTTGTATATGGTTATTAATATTTTTAATTTCCAATAACCTTTGTTCTAACGAAACGACATCAGAAGAAAGTTTCTCCAAACCAGTATTAAATTCTTCAAGCTTAATTCTATTACCAGTTAGTTGTTTTTCTTTATGTTCTTGATCTATTGATTGTTTACAAGTCGGGCAACTATCGTTAATTTCATAAAATTCAGAATCTTTCTTCAACTTCTTTAAATTTGTTTCTATTTTAGATTCTATAGAAATCAATTTATTTCTTTTAGTTTCCACGGAAGTTTTGTCTTTGATTTTATTCTCAAGAACTGATATATGTTTCTGAATAAGTTCTATATCTTTTTGAGATTTTTCTATTTGTATGTTCGATTTATCTATCTCTTCTAATTTTTGTTTTATTTGCTCTTTTGTTTTATCTTTATGTTCTTGTATATTCTGTTTCTGTAAATCTATTTTTTCTTTTGTTAGGTCAATATTATAGTTTTGTGTTGCTAGGTCTTCTTTCAACTTTGAAGCTTTGTCCTTTAGGAGAACGTTCATAGTAGAGAAAATCTGAATATCCAACAATTCTTCAATAATCGCCCTACGATCAGAAGCAGACATACTCATAAACGGAGTATATCTAGCGGAACCCAATATTACAACATTAATAAAGGATTTGTAATTAGTTTTCAAAATATACTTTTCAAGGTATTCTTGATAGTCTTTTGTTTTGGCATCTTGGTTTATCAGAACACCATTTTGGTATATTTCAAAAATTCCAGGTTTTATACCACGGACAACTTTATAATTCCTACTTCCTATAGAAAATTCTAATTCTACCAACAGACCGGATTTATTAATACTGTTTACAATATTGGGTTTATTAGTCTTACGAAAAGGTTTTCCGTAGAGAGCAAATACAATAGAATCGAGCATACAAGAACTCTTGGACGCTCCATTCTTACCAATAACTAAAGTCTTTTTGTGTGTGTCCAAGTTTATCTCTACTGGGCTATTACCAACAGAGAAAAAGTTGCGCATTGTTACTTTTTTAAAAATTATCATATTGTATCTAGGGATAACGCTTCATTATATAGAGAACTTAGAATACCTTTAAGTTTGTTGGATTCTAAATCTTTTGTTTTAATATTGTCAACAAACTTCGCCAATATCGTCATAGTGTCTTCGGTTTCATCAATATCGTTTAATTCTTCATTCAATACCTCTGAAATTTCTTCTATTATAACTAAATCTATGGGGTTGATTTTATATAAGCTATCTACATATAAATCAAACAAGTATGGGTTTTCTTTATTTTTTACTACAACCTTAATATAAGAATTAGTATATCTTTCTAATTCAAAATTCTCTATATTAGATTTAATTTCTTCTTCTTTCAATAAATCGTCATAATACAATTTATTAAACATTTTATAAGGATTTTGGATGAATTCTAATTCTCTAGAATTTAAATCAAAAATATGGAACCCTTTGGGGTCAGAATCATCGTGCCAAGTTAATTCATATGGAGTGCCGACATAATATATATTTCCTCTATTAGACCTATGATGGTAATGCCCAGTCATTACAAATTCAAATTTATCAAACAGTTCCGGAGACATACCATCATCGCAAAGAATACCTTTATGCATAGCAAAATCTCTGAGTTCTAAATGTCCAAAACAAATATCAGACTTACTATCTCTAATTACATTAAAACATTCGTCGTAATTATCTTTACATATCCAAGGAATAATAGTTATTGGAACGTCGTTTAGTTCTATTTGTTTAGGTTTGTCTACAATAGTAACGTTTCCGTATTCTTTAATGAGAAGGTTTTGAGAATTTACCTCTATATTATCGCGATAAAATGAATCGTGATTACCAACTAAGGTTATTAACCTAATGTCTAATTCTTCAAATTTATCAAAGAAATATTTTTTACATTCTGACAACCCCTGCAAATGTGCGTTTTTTCTATTGTCGAAAAGGTCTCCGCTTTGTATTACCGTTTTAATATTATTGTTAATTAAATATGGAAAAAATACGTTTTCGTAAAACCGTTCAAAATAATTATTAAAAGATTTAGACCCATTACGAACCAGAAAATGGGTATCTCCAAGAATTGCTATTTTCATACATTATTGTGCCATTATTTGTTCTATTTGATTAAAGTCAATAGTTTCATATTGCATAAGCATTTCTGCCATAATTTCAACTTTTGACCAATGTTTCTTCAAAATCCTTTCAGCAGACTTATAATTCTTATTGATAATCGCTTGGATCTCTTTTTGGACTAATGTTGTAATTTCTTCCATCCCTTGTTTGAACTGAGGACCACCACCAAAACCATTACCTTCATCAACAAATTTAATAGGAGGAAGCTTTTTACTCATACCCCATTCGGTAATCATCTTTGTTGCTATAGCCGTCGCTCTCTCAATATCGTTAGAAGCGCCAGTAGTAATAGATTCATAACCTGCATATAACTCTTCTGCTATCCTACCGCCATATAAAGAAGAGATTTGACTTTCTAATTTAGTTTTAGACATAGAAACAGAATCTCTTTCTGGTAAAAACATAGTAATACCTAACGCTCTTCCTCTAGGCACAATAGAAACTTTATATATTGGGTCGTGTTCTTTACAGTAGTATCCTACCACTGCATGCCC